GGAACTGTTAATCCTAAAGTCATTTTACCACCCAAATCCTTCATTGAATTCCCGATAGTAGATAACCCACGGAACTGCTGCTTTAATGCTTCTGCATTCTTTTCAGCCTGATCGGAAAACTTATTCAGGGCAGCATTTGCTTGTCCTAAAGCTCCTTTTAACGGGGTTATATCTCCACCAATAGTTGCTATTAATGTCCCTATGTTCATTCTGGTTTTCCTTTCTTTTCGTTATACCTTTTTCCAAGACGTAGGAAGAAATTCTTTAAATGTTCAGCAGATTGAGGTTTTGTTTTCTCTATCTTATCCCATTCAAATCGTTCTATCTCTTTACCGTCTTTAAACATGAATCCCGGTTTTAGTGGCCTTCCTGCTGAGTTCCAAATGTTCTTAATTATTAATCTTGCTGCTTCAAATTCAACTTCTTTCTGGAACTTATATTGTGCTGTTCCATTCCCATTCTTTGTTCTAATTGCCCAATCAAATTCTACGGGTGTCATTCTGTAAAATTCGTGTACTGTAATTCCTAACCGGGCAACAGCTATTCCCGCCAGTTGATCAAAGTTTATGTCTTCGATATTTTGACGGACGGTTTTACGTTTTTTGGTGCTTGTCCTCCTACCGTTTGCAATGAAGGTTCTTTTGCAAAAAATTCAGGTATGAAACTGATGAACTCAAAAAAGCAAGCGTCCAAAACTTTTGGCACATCCTCTTCCTTAATTGTCAGTTCCTGGTTCATTTCCCATGCACCTGCTTGGAGGGCTGCGTAGAATAGCGGTTCATACAAAGCCACGTCTTCATCTATCTCTTCAAACCTTTTTCCACTCTTTTCTTTAAGTGCTTTCATTACCCAATAAGATACCCGAACTGGGTACTGTTTTTCTTGATAATTGATAAACTTTACCATGATTTTTATGTTTTTGATTAAATATTATATTAAATAGTAACTGTTTGATTCTCAATTAGTAAAATGATCTCCAACCTACCTATATACTTATACCTTTTTTTAAAAAAACCTTTTAAATCGTCTTAAAATAGCCTTAGAATAAAGATGGTTGTTTTTGGATAAAATTAAATTCATGATTAGAATTTCATTTAATTAGATTTAATCTAAATACAAATTATGCTCCTGAACTTGTGTTTTCAGTAATAAAATTCCCAGTAATTTTGAACGTAACATCATTTTCGATCACTGCTCCCATATCAATTGCAAACCCTAATTTTGTACATAAGGCTTCAAATTCTACAGTCGTCGTATCTGTATCGGGAAATACAATTTTGTAATTTCCTGGAACATCAGATTCAAAATCTTCATCGATCAGATCGTAATTTGTACGGTCAAAATGCATCTTTAAGGTGAAATCACCTGATTCTTTCATTCCCCCGAGAAACTCCTTGTAGTTATCATCTGAATCAAAAGTAGTAACCTCAATAGCGTCCCGTGACTTTTCTGGACCACCCATTTCTGAGATTACATTTGCCATTTGAATCCATGCTGAACTGTTCGTCCATCTCCAGAACGTAGTTCCAATACCTTTCGTGGCTTTTGCTTTGCCCATAATTTAACTCCTTTCTATTTGAAAATTCATAATTAAAATAACTCTATTATTGTCATCCCACTCCAGAACAAATGGTCCGTTCTGGTGAAAGATTGATAAATACATTGTACTATTTATTGTCAGATTTGAAATAGGGGAAAGTGTATCTCGTATTGCTTCTGCCAATACCCACCCTGTTTGATAGGATTTATTTCTGATACGGATTTGAACTGAATTCTCACAGATAATCGAATCACCTTCCATATCTGGACGATCAGGACTGCCCGGTGTATCATAAATCGTTACCGTATTTTCTGGGGTTGCTGGTTCACGTGCGATGAATAGATTTTGTGCAAATACCAAGCCTAAACCTGAATTTGTTTCCAACCAATCTTTTATATCTATACTTGGTGCGTTCATATCTTACACAATTTTAATTTCGTCTTTTATAGCTTGTATCATAGCTCCATGATTTCGATTTAAAGATGCTTCATAAAACTTTGCACCTGATCCTGGACGTACTCGTTTTGCTTCCATATTCTCATGTACCCAAAGAGCATAATTAGCAGAAAATCCAGCTATCAAAATAGGTTTTGTAGGACTTGAAACTGGAGTAACAAACCAACTTGAACGCAAATTACCAGTATCAACCGGTATTTTTGGAGATGTTTTATCCATATCCCTACGAACAATAATAGCAGCTTTAATAAGTCCTTTCATTGTCTTACCTTCAATTGCTTGAACCTCTTTATTCAAGTTCTTCATCACATCATCCAATCCTTTCAAATACGTTTCTGCCATGATCGTTACAAATAATAAGTTCTAACAAATTGATCCGTCTTTTTTATCATTGAAACTTTTTCCCGTGACATAATTTCAAAAACACCAGTAAATAATGAAGGGTCAATTAATCCATCTGAACTTGTTTCCGATTGTTCCCAAAGATCATCCAACGTTCCCAGAAATAACCTACCTTCCATGTCCAAATCATCTGAACAAAGTATTGTAGCTGTTGATGTAACTTCTTTACCTTCTTTACTTATTACTATCTTATACTTTTCATCCCACCGAACCTTTATCTCAACAGGGTAATCAAAAGTCATCCCTCCAAATCCATCTGGTACTGGGTTCCCCCAATAAACAGCAGTCTGAACGCAAACTTTTCGTAAAAATGATTCTATTCCCATATCATTTAATAAGTTGTAGGTACAGCGTAAATACTTGCTGATTTCCCGGTTAATCCTGCCAACGTTCCAGTTGAATCAAGGGCTATTGCTGTTTGCCCGTATGAAGTAGAATCAAACCCTGAACCCCATTCCCCCGTATATTCAATTGATGCTCCTCCAGCACCTTCTTTCTTTGCTGTTCGTTCCCGTGTGATTGCTACCAAGTGTGCTGCCAACCAACGTTCAATCTCTTTCAGCATAGCAACAGATAAGGTAGTTGAACCAAGATTATCAGTCACTATCGTATTCGCTCCACTTATATAGCTATCAATTACAGCATCCGCAAGGGTTACCTCATCCATAATTGCCTTAACTTCTGTTGCTGTTACTCTATTTGCCATCGTTTATTTCTCCTTTCTGTTTATCCGTGATTTCCACAACATCGGGTCAATTTCTTTCCTGATCATTTCCTTATCAAAAGATAGCCCGACCCAATCCAATATCTCTTTTACACTTTCATAATTTCCATCCACTAAATCTTCTGGCCAAATAACTTTGATATTCAACCCGGCTGTAACCATTTCCTGAAACATCCGTTCATGTTGTTTTACCCACCATAACCAAGCTTCTCGTTCACTATTTACTCCGATTTCTTTTTGTCTATCTACACTTGAAAAACCACACATATAAGTAGTCTTTAAACAGGAATAAACAATATCTGATGGTTTTCTACGAACGATAATCCATTTTGCATTTGGGTAAGTTTGATTCCAAAGTTTCCATAATTGACAAAGGTTTGAAGATTTATACATCCAAAGTTCTTTTCCTGAATACTTTTCACTCTTCAAAATTTTAGAAATAAATATATCTAACTGTAATTGCGGAAAAATATCATGTTTTCCTGGTAAAGGATATTGTCCTAACGGATCAGAATCAAGAAACTTATAATAATCTGACATCAATTTTTTTATCTGTTGATTTTCATACATCCCATTTGTAACCCCAGTAAATGCCCCTGACAATTTCAAAATTTTTGCAACAATAGTCCTACCTGAACGCTCTGCTCCAGTTACAAATATTGGTATGTCTTTATAGTTACTCATTACCTGTATTTATCAGCTATTTTTTTACTTGTGTTCAATAATTGCTTCCCACCCAATTTAACTGTCTGTTGTTCCCCATGCCTACGATAAATAGCAAGAACAGAATCACAATATCCTAACTTAAAACCAGCATTTAAACATCTTAAATTGAATTCATACTCCTCGGAATCAGGTAATGTTTCATCAAATCCACCAAGCTTCTCAAATACCCTTTTCCGGTACATGGTTGTAGCAGAATGGATGAAATTATGTTGGAGTAATTCAGCTTTTCCACCGTTCTTTACCTGTGGTGTATAGATATGTTTATTCCCTGTATTTATAATCAACTCCTCAGCCTTACCATGTATAAAATCTACCCCGGTTCTTTCCAGACAATTAACTGAATCCTGAATACAATTCGGGGTTAACATATCATCATCATGTAAGTACTTGATATAATCTCCAGTTGCCTGTGAAAGAACCTTATTAAACTGAACAGCCCACATACCTGGACCCTCTGAAACGATTAACTGACAATCCAATGGAACTGAATTAATAGCATCCTGTAACCACGGACGATTGGGATTCTTTTTGTAAGGGATTATGATTGTTACTTTACATTTCTTTTTT